TTCCCCGAGGACGCCAAGGTCAGCGGGTCGTGGGACTTGCACAAGGTCAACGCCGGCACGACCTACGAGTGTGCTTCCTGCCGAACCTTGCTCCCTGACACGAACGCCACGCGCATCGAATCCAACGCCCGCGGCACGTTTATCGCCACGGCCGCATCGGTCAACGCTGGTCATATCGGCCTGCACTGGAACGCCCTTGCGACGATGAGCTGGGGCGAGCTCGGGGTGCTGATGCTAAAGGCCAAGGAGTCGGTCGACCAGTACGGCGACGACAACGCCCGGATGCAATTCAAACAGAAGCGATTGGCCATGCCCTGGTCAGAAGAGAGTGGCGAGATGGTCAGCACCGCCGAGTCTGCCAACTACAAGATGGGCGACACTTGGGACGCCGAGGCCATGATCTCGCCGAAGGGTCGGGTCATCGAGCAGACGGACGCACCGCAAGGTAGTATCGCCTTCCGCACGATGGGTTGTGACGTACAACGAGGACACTTTTTTGTCGTCGTAAGGCGCTGGGCTAAGACCGGGCACAGTCGGCTGCTGGCCTTTGCCCGCATCGAGACTTGGGACAACGTCGAAGCGTACGCAAAACAGTACGCGGTCCACCCTGCCATGGTCTTCGTCGACTCGGGTGACAATACCTCCGAGGTCTACCGCGAGTGTGCCAAGCGAAACTGGAAGACGGCCAAGGGCTCAGGCTCCGAGGACTTCGCGGTCACCGATCGGGACGGAAAGACGAGCCGTCGCTACTACTCCGAGAAGCAGGCCATCGTCGTCCCTGGCATCCCTCAACGTGCCATCCTCGTCTCGCACTCCAACCTCGCCGGCAAAGACCTCCTTCACGGCCTTCGAGCCCGCAAGGTCTGGACGTACGCCCTAGACGCCGACCCCGAGTACGTCTCGCAGCTGAACTCCGAGGTACGCGTCAAAGACCGCCGCACCGGCAAGGCGCACTGGATACTCCCCCAGGGCAAGAAGGACAACCACGCCCTCGACTGCGAAATCCTCGCCCTACTAGCCGCCGTCCGTTGGGGCATCGCCGGCAGAGAAACGACTGAAACCGACTTGCCTCAGAGCGGAACATGATAACTCTATCTGCAAGGGTGCGTCGTTCGATGTTGCAAGACGGAAGAAGCTTGTGGCGTGGGTCGTTCGGCGCACCCCCTTCGGCTTCCATTCTAGGCATATCTAAATGAGCTCTGGAATCTTCATCGGACTTACGGAGTGCGAACTCCTCGACATCAAGGCCAAGGCTCTCGCTATGATCACTGAGGGCAAAAATCTCATGTCGTACTCTGACAGCGGTTCGTCCGCGTCGAAACAGTACGCGATTCCCCCGAAGGAGATGCTCTCCGAGGCAATGTTTGCCCTAAGCCGCCTCGACCCGCAGACCTATGGACGCTCTATCACGACCATTTCGACGTCGTGGGCTACGCGCCGCGACTAATCTATGGCCCCCCGCAAGACCAAAGTCTCCACCGTCAGTGTCCGCAAGCCCGTCCTTAAGACCGGGCAGGCGCCTGCGCTTAAGCCTCAGGCCGCCGCGATGGATAACGGCATGGGCATGGGCAATGGCTTCGGCAACGGATACTCGGGATGGCAGAGCACGATGTTCTCGAACGCCCGCCGCGCTATCTTTGGCCGTGCACCGGGCGACCTACGCCAAGACCTGACGCCATGGAACCGCATGGCGATGATGCGCAAGTGCCGCTGGGCCGAGCGTAACAGCGGACTTTTCAAACAGATTCTAGCCGACATGGTGCTCTACGGAGTGGGCGACGGCATCAAGCCGCAGTCCCACGCAAGCACCCCCGAGATGCAGGAACGCTACGAAGCCTACTTCGCCGAGAAGGCCAAGCGCATCGACATCACGAACCGTTTCTCGTTCTATCAGGCCCAGGCTATCCTCCTACGCGGTATGATCCGTGACGGTGACTCCTTCGCCGCCAAGGTCCGCAACGGCGCCGGCGAAGCCAAGATTCAGCTGATGGAAGCCCACCGCGTTGGCGACCCCCTCGAAGAGACGGTCGTCATCCCTGGCATCCACGACGGTATCGTTTTCGGGTCCTATGGGGAATATGTAGCGGTGAATGTCTATAAGTCGGACGGCGGCAACCGCCAGATTCTGGCTCAGTCCATGATGCACGTCGTCGACCACGAGTACGCATCCGGGGCCCGTGGCGTTCCGCTCCTCCAGCACTCTATCAACTCCATCCAAGACGAGATGGAAATCCTCGCCCTCGAGAAGCAGGGTGTGAAGGACAACGCTGACGTCACCCGCGTGATCACGAAGCAGGGCGGCATCCTCGACCAAGACACGGCCAACGAGCTCGGTGCCCTGAACGCCTCCTCCTATTCCTCCATCGCCAACACGATGGGCGGCAAACTTTTAGTGCTCGACCAAGGCGAGGCCCTGACCTCTCACATGAGCAACCGCCCGAACCCGACCTTTACGGGCTTTCTTCAAGCGCTTGAACGCGACATCTCGCAGGGCGTCCTGCCTTACGAGTTCGTCGGCGACTCCTCCAAACTCGGCGGCGCAACGGTCCGCCTTATCACGGCAAAGGCTGGCCGCGTCTTCTCGAAGTACCAGACCATTATCATCGACCAGTTCTGCGTCCCGACATGGGGCTACATCATCGGACAGGGCATCGCCGACGGCGAACTGCCTGATGACCCGCAGTGGGCCTCTGTCTCTTGGACGACCCCTAAGAGCGTGACGGTGGACGCTGGCCGCGAAGCCGCCAACGATCGTGCCGACGTCGAGATGGGTCTGCTATCCATGTCTGAGCTCTACGCTCAACGCGGCTTAGACTTCCGCACCGAGATGCAGAAGCGTGCATCCGACATGGTCTACATTCAAGACCTATCGAAGACCTACGGCATCCCATTCGAACTGCTCTTCCGTCCGTCCAACACCCCTGTGGGTACCGTTGACCAGGTCGACCAATCCGAACCGGCTCCTGACGCCACCCTTTCCGAATAACTTTATGCGCTTCCTAACCAATGGCCTCTCGGGCCGCGAGCCACTCCTCATCGACCCGACCAAGGCTAATGACCACGCCGTCCTCGCCGAGAAGTTTGGCTTCACCGATATGCTTGCGCAGCTCTTCGGCACGGCCCCCCAGCCCTACATTGTCGACGGCATCGGCGTCATCCCGATCGTGGGCGTCATCGGCAAGGGTCTCTCCCCGATGGAGAAGATGATGGGCGCGGTCGACGTGAACGATATCTCCAACGCGGTCGACGCTTTCGCCTCAGCTCCCGAGGTCACCAGCATCGCCCTGCAAATCTCCTCCCCGGGTGGCACGGTCACCGGCGTCGAGGAGCTCGCGAACAAGGTCCGCAACCTCAAGAAGCCGACCATGGCCTACACGGATTCCGAGATGGCCTCCGCCGCCTATTGGATTGGCTCCGCCGCAGATAGGGTAGTGTCAAGCCCCTCTGCGACCATCGGTTCGATTGGCGTCTACCTCGCAATCCCTGACTACTCCAAGGCGGCAGAGATGGCTGGTATTAAAATGGTCGTCCTAAAGTCCGGCAAGTTCAAAGGTGCAGGCATCGAGGGTACGTCCCTTAACCCTGACCAGATCAGCAACCTTCAGGCCTCAGTCGACGAAATCCATGCCGAGTTCAAGGCCGCCGTCAACATGAAGCGCAAGATGGTGCAGGCCGACTCCATGGAAGGCCAGACCTTCTCCGGCAAGCAAGCCGCCCAGAACGGACTCGTCGCCGCCCTCTCCGACTCTTTCACCGAAGCCCTGGCTAAGTTCGTTGGCTCGACCTCCGCCGTCCCGACCGCCGTGCATGCCTTTGCCAAGGGTGGGAAGGCCATAAGTCTCCTCAAGCCCAAGGCCTCCGATATCGAAGAAGAGGTGCTCGCCCTCCTCTCCCCGCGTCAGCGCGAGATGATTGATGGTTATATGGACGTCGAAGAGACCTTCGGAATGTTCGACCAAGGCTCCGGCCCTGAAGGCGCTCACTACGTCGCCGCCTCGCCCTTTGGCGCTCAAGGCCTGCTCTGCCAGAACTGCGTTTTCTACCGTGGCCCTCGCGGATGTGGACTCGTAGCCGGCGACATCGATCCTAACGGCATATGCAAGCTGTGGGTCATCCCAGGCTCCCTCGTCAAAGAGTAAGCCTCGGCTGTTTCCATCTCCCGCATTACCAAGATGACCATCGAAGAACAATTGCTCGAAGCCTCGGCTGCCCTCTCGGGCCTTACTGCCGAACGCGATGACCTCCGTGCCACCGTCGAGAAGCTCACCGTCGGCGCCGCCGCGGAACTCGAAAGTCTGAAAGTGGAAGCCAGCGTAAAAGACGCCTCCATCGCCAGCCTCACCGAAGTCGTCAAGACCATCGAAGCCGAAGCCGCCGCCCTCAAGGTCGCCGCTCTCGAAGCCGAAGCCACCAAGGTCAGCGCCTCCAAAGAGGCCGCTAAGATTGCCGCGTCTGTCGGCGTCACCCCGGTTGCCCTTCCCCAGGGCGACGGTGCTCCTGCCGAGGCCGTCAACCACTACGTCGCTTTCATGGCCCTGCCTGT